ATGCACACAAACTATATCCAATCTGATGCGATTGATTTTCAAATAGCACTGGAAAAATTTCTTGAAGACTGCGAAATACGAAATTGTCGCCCTCAAACAATACAATACTACCGAAATGAAATGTCCGTATTTTACAAACTTCTTCGTGAACAAGGGATTGAAGTTAATATTTACAGAATGACACCAGAAATCATTAAACAGAATGTCATTTTGTATATGAAGAATCAAAAGAATTGTAAAACGGTAACGATCAATACTCGGCTGCGTGCATTAAGAGCGTTTTTTAACTTTCTTGAACGAGAAAAAATCATTTCTAAAAAACAAAATCCTTTTCATGAGATTAAATTACTTAAAGACCGAAAGAAAGCAGTGCCTACTTTCACAAAAGAAGAAATTCATATTCTCTTTAAACAACCAAATTTAAGGACTTTCACTGGTGTAAGAGATTTAACTATAATGATGCTCCTTTTAGAAACGGGGATAAGGGCTTCTGAATGTGTCGGGATTCGACTAGGCGATATAGATTTTCAACGTTCACGAATCTTAATTCAAAATACAAAAGGTTATAGGCAACGATATGTACCGATTCAGAAACAAATGAAAGAGCAGTTAAAAAAATATTTAGCAATTCGTGGCACATTAGATCATGATTATCTATTTGTTTCGATTGATGACACTCCTTTAACCAAACGTCAAATGCAGGCGCAAATTGAATCCTATGGCAAGAAATGTGGTATCCATGCGACTTGCCATAAATTCAGACATACCTTTGCACGGCTTTCCGTTGAAGCAGGCGCTGGAATCTTCGAACTTCAAGCCGTTCTAGGACATTCTTCAATGGAAATGGTGAAACATTACGTCAATCTATTTTCTGATGATGTAATCGAAAAGCATAAATCATTTTCGCCGATAGAAAATGTTTTTTCAAGTAGAAGAAGGAGATAGTATGATGAAAACTTTAAAACTCACTGAAAACGAACTTGTCACATTAAAAGTTGCGCTATATTCACATATGCAGATCATTAGAAAAGACATTGAACAAGCGAAACGGGAAGGGAAAGATACATCATTTCAAGAGCAAGCATTAGCAGAAGCGCAGCAAGCATTTGAAGCATTAAATTTTGTGCAATAACAAAAAATCGGGAGTGATGCGCCAACATCACTCCCAATAAAATAAGGCATACTCAAATAAATAATCGGCTAAATAAAGCATACACCATTTTTTAAAAATAGGCAAGGTGTACGCTTATTTGAGTATGCCCTTAAAACATACGGTAGGGGGCATATTTTTTATGAAAGCAGGTAACATTGAACAATTTAAACATTTGTCACAATTTCGTGATTTAAAAGACCTAAATAACAACATGGAAGCATTTCTTGCGGAACACAAAAAGGATTTTACAAAGTCGGAATTAATATGTTTTAAGGCGTTATTACGCTTTTCAGTAAAGGTTGTAGGTGTAAGTAATATATCTATCTCTAAACTCTTACAAGCCATTTCTGAACGTTTTGGAGAGGTTTCCGAAAGCACTTTTCATCGTATGAAGCGTAAAGCGATTAAATTAGGGATTCTTACAGTTTACACAACTCATAGAAAAAATGGTTCACAATCATCAAACGTATGGGTATTTAATCGCTTTTTAAATTCGCAAACAATTGACACCCCTATTTCTGATACGAAACAGGAGAAAGTCGCTAAAAATCAAGAAAATATTGTTGAACAATTGACACCCCAAAAAACTAACAATCTTTTAGAAACTAACAATCTATCAAATAAACGTAATGAAAACGTGTCCGACAATAAATATTTAGTAGATAAACTGGATGGTTCATTTACTTCTTCAAGAGTGCCAGTAGAGTTTCGTGACCTTGTGAAGTGCTTTTATGACGATCATAAAACTATTGAGGAACTTTGGAAGGTTATTCATATTCAAACATATTACCTTTCTTATTATTCGCTGGATGATCGTATTTCATTGGCTATTGATTCATTTAAACAAATGGTGCGGAACATTAAACGAGGGCGTAAAATACGCAATATTTTCGGCTATTTTTGGGGCATTGTAGAGAAGAAACTGGATGAGGAATATAAAAGTATTATCTGTGAGGTTGCTTAAAGTTTTTCATTGTGTAGAATGAAAAAATCGGCTTAAAATTGAGGTTGTATTATGGGCGATATTATGAATGTAGAAAATGTAAATAATTTCTGCGAAAAAATAGGTAAAAATAAGTCTTTAAGGGAAATATATAAAGATGAGGGGAAGTTTCGGCGAAAAATCGTAAAAATTTTTCATTTCGCCTTTATATATTATAGAGGGGTATAAACTTTAAGGAAAAAGTGTCAAAATAAATACTTGAATTATTACTATATTATATATAGAGTGAAATGTTTTTACCAAAATGTCCAAGTTTAGAAAATCACCAAAACACCTAGAACAACTAGGATTTTTCGGCACTTTTTAAAAAAATAAATTTTCTGAAAATTACTTTCCGCCCTACAGCCATGCGGTCTGAAGCGATTTTGAGATAATTCCCTGTAAAGGAAGGTAAACAGCGTTATAAAATAGAAACGGTTTAGAAAATCGCCAAAACCCTAGAGCCACAAAGGATTCGAGCATTTTTAATGAAAAATATTTTTTGAAAAAATGCCTTCCAGCCCTAGAGCGACAAGGGATTGAAGCGATTTTGAGATAATGGTCTACTAAGGAAGGTGAAAACTCAGCGTTCCACTGGAATATAAAAAATTCAATAATATCAACGGTATTTGAATTTCTCATAAAATGAGATAATAACCTACAAAGGAAGGTAAATAATCAATTTGTAGAAAATGTGAAAAATCTGCGAAAAACTGCAAAAAATAGCATTTTTACATTAATATATTTATGAGGTGATAATTACACGAAAAATCCTAAAAAAAATTCTAAAAAAACCTATATTATGGATACTATAAAATTTCATGTGGGTAAAATGATACATTTATTAAAAAATGTCCCTATTTATGAGGAGGTATTTTTCATTGGTTGCCGATTCAATCGACAACGAATGAAGGGGGTCTCCTTCAATACTTCTACAATTCGAGATTCTTTTGTGATTTGCATATGCGTCAATTGCCATTTTCACAAATTCTTTCGCTTTTTCGCCTCCATTTTCTTTTTTGAGTAGGCTTTTTGCCTACTCTTTTTTTATCTCTTTTTTACTCATATTTTTTAATTTTTTACGAAAGGAGGCGTTGACATTGGACATTTCATCTATTCCAATCGAGCAATTCGCAAGCAATGGCGTATTTGCACTTCTTTTCGTTTGGCTGCTTCATGATACGAGAAAAGAAGCAAAAGAACGTGAACAAAAACTTATTGAACAAATTGAGAAACAAAATGAAGCACAAGAACGTATCGTTCAAGCAATCGAACGAATTGAGCAAAAAATTGAGAAATTGGAGGTGTCAATGAATGGCTGAAATTACTTCTAGTGCTTATCAAGCAATTAGAGATTATATTCAGCAAAACTGGAAATACATTGAGTTAAGAGATGATGCAAATAATCCAATTTTACGCCTTTCACCTGCTGATAGTCGTGTTTCTTGGATTCATAATGCAGGCGATCAAGTATTAAAACTTCAAATTGTCGTAAAAGGTTCTGATGCAGATATTACAAAACCGCAAACATTTGCTTCTAGTGCAATATATGATGTTGCAACAGGCGGAAATGCTTATTCAGTTGAATCATTTACACCATTTACAATTGAAAGCGATATGGATGAACTCACGGTGATTCATGAAATTCAAGTGCCGAAAGTGTGATAGATTATGAGAGGTGCAGGAACACAGGAAAATCCTTTTATCATTGAAACGCCAGCCGATTTACAAGCAATACAAAATAATCTTTCGGCATATTATGAATTAGCAAATGACATTGATATGACAGGTGTGAATTGGACACCAATCGCTCCCGATTCAACAAACCGATTTACAGGAACAATTGACGGAAAAGGGCATAAAATACTGAATTTTACTATCAACGACACTACAAAAGATCAACAAGCATTTATTGTATGGACAAACGCAGGGGCAACATTTAAAAATATTGGTTTTGAAAATGCATATGTAAAAGGAAGAAACTACAATTGCGTTTTTGTTGCTAGACCGTATATGGCAGTATTTGAAAATTGCTATGTGACAGGAAGAATTGAAGGTACTTCATATAATGCAGGTTTCTCATATGCTTCTTCAAATGCAACATATAGAAATTGTTTTGTTGACGTAACAGTTAATGGCTCATATGCAGGTGCATTTGTTTCAGTAGACAATCAAAAAACTGTTTTTGAACAATGCTATTCTAATGCAAATGTGCCGTTTATACAAAAACCTAACACAAATTCGGGTTATCAAACTACATATTCATATTGCCGGTTTAACAAAACTAAATACAACGGAACAAATCAAAACGGATTAAATGGTCTCACAGACACACAAATGAAACAACAATCATCTTTTGTTGGATGGGATTTTGAGAATGTGTGGTATATGCCCGAAAATGATTATCCTAAATTGCGTGTATTTCTTGGAATCAAACAACAGACAATCAACCTTCAATCATATATTAATCCTATCCAATCAAAAATAACAAGAGTAAATAAATCAACGAAACAAATACAATCGTTTACTGATAATTTGCAGTCACTAACATCAAGTAAACGTGTAAAGAAATATCTTCTATCGACTTATATAAGCCCGATTGAAACGAGCGTTCAAAAGTCAAATAGAACGGTTAGAAGTGTGACACAACATGTCACAAGTTATATAAATCCTATTGGTTCAATAGTCGAACGCAAAACAAAAACAATACAACAACTACTTTCTTACATAAATCCTATTCAATCCAATGTCAGTGTAATTGCTCCGATAAGAAATAAAGTTGTAAATGCTTATGTATCCATTATTGAAAATCCTTCAATTGTTTTATATTCAGACAATAATTCTGATTTAAACATAATTGAAAATCCTACAACTGTACAGTTTGATGATAACCTTTCAAATACATACGCAATCGAAAATCCTTCCACAGTGGAGGTGATTAACTAAATGGCACTTGCAGGGGATACGGTTAGATTGAAATGTCATTTCCGTACATTTGATGGGCAATCCGTTAATCCTGCTGACGTGAAGTTGACGATATATGATTCACAAAAACAATTAATTGAAGATTTTATTTTAGATGATTCCCACAAAGAGAATGTGGGGATTTTTTGTTTTGATTATGTATTACCCGATGACAAACAAGAAATTATTTTCGAGTTTCGAGGGTTGTATAACGAAAAACCTATCCTTTCAAGAGGAAAGGTAAAAATTGAATTTTCAAAATGAAAATGGAGGTAAATAGTATGGAAAATGAAAAAATTACTCAAACTCAAGACCAACAACAAGATCAACAGCAACAAGAGCAAACTCAACAGCAAGACCAACAACAAACGGTGGACATGAAAACATATCTTGAACTTGTTGCGAAGATGGAGAAAATGGAACAAACACTTGCAAGCGAAGCAGAAAGACAAAAAGAGATTGAAGCAAAACAAAATGAATTGTGGCAAAAAGAAGTGCAATTAACACTTAAAGAAAATGGTTTGGAAAAATTTGCTGACATTGTGAAAATTTCTAATGAAGATGAATTAAAAGATGTTGTAAAGAAATTGAGTCAAATTGTAAATGAAATAAAAATCGAAACAGGCTATATTCCTGCCGATCATAAACAAATGACTGCTTATGAACAAGCGAAAAAACAAGGGAATACAAAAAATATGATTAAAGCGATATTCGGCATGAACAAATAATGTTCATGTCGTTTTTTATATATCTAAAAAAATATTTAGGAGGATGATAATATGTTTACAAGTCAAGATTTTGTTTCAGGACAAAATTATGACCTTAAAGATGTTCTTATTGAAGTGAATAAAAAACAAACTCCTTTTGTTACTTTCTTAATGTCTAAAACAGTAAAAGCGACTAGCCCACAAGTTCACTGGATTACGGAAGAAATTGCAGATAGCGCAGTAACGTTGGCAGAAGGTGGGGACGCTCCAGCGTATGTAAAAGATACGCTTGCTCCACGTGATAACTATCTTGAGATTTTCGCTGCTACTGCTACTGTAACAAATACTGCACAATACTCTAAAGCAACTGGAATTAATGACCTTTTAGCCCATGAAGTAGAGAAAAAGACAAAAGCAATCAAGCGCAGAATGGAAAATAAATTTATTCACGGCACAAAAGGATATAGCAACGGAGTTTACACAACAGACGGTATTCTTGCACAAATTCATCCAGATCATCGTGTAACTGGCGCATTAACTGCTGATGCTTTTGAAGAAGCAATCGGCAAATTATACGATGCAGGCGTTTCCGATGAAATTCTTATATTTGTACCTGCACGTATCAAAAAACAATTGAACGAATTAGGAAACGTTGAATTTTACGCACGTGATAAATTCTTGGGATTCGATATGGAACAATACATTACTGTATTCGGTACAGTTAATTTCATTCTTTGCGAAGAGTTAGGAAATAACAAATTCTTTGCACTAAATCCTAACTACATCGAAATGCCTGTACTTATTCCATTTCATGCACAAGTGGAAGCAGTAAGTGGCTCTAAACAATCTATTTACCTTGAAACTCAAGCAGGCGTAAATCTTCTAAATGACAAAGCAGCAGTTTCTTTTGAGATTACTGAATAATTAAATACATAGAGCCAAAAAGGGGACACTTGCTTAATGCTTGTGTCCTCTTTTTTATAAAAAATTTACTCATATTTTTGATTGGAGGTGAAGGAGATGAATATTAAATTGAGGGATGAATATTTGTTGAAGCGCAGAAAAAAGAGAATTTCACAAAAGGAACTATCACAAGTACTACAATGCTCGCAATCTCTATTAAGTCGCTATGAACGTGGAGAATGTGGGATGAAAAAAGAAAAAGTTGAATTGTATAGACGTTATATAGATGAAAAATAAAACACATATTTTATAGAAAAAGAAAATGGAGGTGAAAAAGTGAAGAAAGTACGGAACACGTCATGACCGCCTCCTTTTACTTCAAAAAACAAAAATTTTCTTTGGAGTAAAAGGAGGAAAGCAGCCCTTCAATATGAAGGGTTGTAAAAGGGTTATTGACGAAAAAATCAATATTTATTTTGAGTTTTTCTAAAAGGATGGCGGGAGTGTTCTCTTTCTTTCACTGTATTACATGAAAAAAGAATTGAAAGAGAAATTCCCTGCTTGGTGTTCAGATTATACAAAAGGACAAAATACACTTATTCTTACTGATGATTTAGATAGTCTTATAGGTTGTGCTATTGAAAAATATGTAAAAGGAAATGAAATTAATTACTTTTATGATTTTAAAAACATATTCGTTGCAGATAAAGAAGATAAACGGAAGGCAATCGGAATTGACCTTGCTTTACATAAGGGTAAATCATGGTGCAATCATGTAGTAAGAATTAATGAAAATGACTATGTGAATCCTCTTACAGCAAACATTAACGCTTTATTGAAGGTACATGCAGGTAACTACACAAAGAAATATGCCTTGTCCACAACATTAACCATGTGGAGTTTTTATAATTTACCTTTACCAGCAACAAAAGAAGGGAAAATGATTCTTTTAGCAATTGATTCATCATTTTTAGGTCATTATTCTGACAAGTTTAGAAAAGTACATAATACATATTTACATTTGCTTGGTTTTGATGAATTGATTGATTTACTCAACGAAACAACAAAAGCCGATTATTTACATCTTCAACAAAAGTACAATCTTAAATCAAAAATTAAATTGAATAATGAAGGATATTTAGAAACAGATATAGCCCTTGCAGAGTTGCAAGGGTTTTTTGATTTTCCGATAGAGTTACCGAATAAGCAATTTACATTACTGGCACAATTCAAAACACAAGATGACTATACATATCGTATCCAATCAAAAGATCAAATACCGAATTTAATTTCATTTGCGCTTACTGGAACAAGAAAAATGAAATATACGACACTTTGTTAGGAGGTAATCAAAAATGACTAAAAATTATTTCTTTTGCTATGACAAACGGCTGGCTGATTTTTTACGATATGAGAAAAACATAGAATACATTACAAAAGCATATGCAGACAGAACACTAAAAAAATTCTATCTTTTTCCTGTAACGGATGAACTTAATCAAGCGATCAAAGAATATCATGCTAGTGTAAAATCGGGCAAAAAAGTGACGGAAAATACACTAGTGTAAAAAACGGAAAAATTTTTCCCAAAATTACACTAGGGTGGTGTAAAAATCGGAAAAATTTTGCCGATATTTACACTAGGGGTGGTGTAATTTTCGGCAAAAAAATGACGAAATTTACACTGTAATACATAGAATACTATAAATACAAAGAAAACTTACTTACATAGAAGGATAGTTGAGTAAGTTTTCTGTTTAGTTTTAAGTAAGTAGTTATTCAAAATTAGTTATTCAATAATTAATTAATCAAGAAAGGGGAAATTGTATATGTTTATTAAATGTTATAATTCATTTGCTGATTATTCTTCACAATATAAATTAACACAAGATGAATTTTATATTTATTGCTATCTTTACACAAATAGAACATATGAAGAATATGTATTAACCAGTGTTGATTTAATTCATCAGACATTAAATATTTCTTTTAGCAACAAAGAATCCAGCAATAAAAAAATCATTATGAATTGCTTATTGAATCTAAAACAAAAAGGTATTATTTCATTTGAAGCCGATCAATTTAAAAATAATACTGCTTTACATATTACATTTAATGAAATTGAAGCAAAAGGATATGAAGGCATTTCATACGAAAAATTCCGTTCATTTAAAAATGCAACTGATTGCTATATTTATTTCTGTGTAGCACGTTACCAAAAATTAAATGGTTTTGAAGCGTCTTATAATGACTGGGCAAGTGTACTTAATGTTTCGAGAAAAACCGCAATTGAAATTATAGAAGATGTTTGTAAACGTGGGATTATTTATAAAGAAATCGGAGGATACACAGATGAAGAAATACGAAGCAATCAGAAAAAACAAGAGAAGAATAGATACTATATTCAAAAAGTTGAGCAAAAAGAAAATGTTGCCAATAAATCAGCAACATCATCTAAAGAAAACGTTAAAACTGTCCAAGAAAATAATACTACAAATACAAACAATGAGCAAGAGCAAAGAGAGCATAATTGGTATGTAAAAGGTTCGGAATTGACAGTTGATGATTTTTACATTTACCTCACAACAAATGACGAGAAATTGAAGAAGCAGGCAGAATTTAGAATTAATGCAATTAGCAAAAATGAAAAAGGAAAATATATTGTTGAATCTTTAATGAAGGAAGCACAAGAGAAAGTAAAAGATGAAAAACGTAAAGCAGAACAAGAAATGCTTAAACAAATGACAAATGCGGTGCGGTTAAAAGATGGTACTATTGTTGCGGTTGATGAAAAGAATATTGATTCAATTGATGTGAATGAGGTTGAACATATTTTCTATTCGTATTATGGGCAACATCTCGAAGGATACGGAGAAATTGAAGGATTCCAAACAGGAAAATTAATAAATGGTAAATTTGTGCATGATGATCGTCCAGATATGATTCAAAGAGGTTGGGAACTTTATAAACAACATGTGAAAACAGGTGAAATGTTGAGTGGAGACAAAATACGCTCTATTAAAGATACAGTTGTGAATGAATTTTTCCCGAACTTAAAAGATGAAACAGAAACAAGAATCACTTGGAAAAAGAAAAAAGATGAAACTGATATTAGTGAATTTGTTAAAGAAGAGAAGAAGAAAAAAAGGGAAATAATTGATATTGCTGCTATCGTTGTAGAAGATTGGGAATTAGATGAAAAGAAAAGAGAAGATGAACAGAAAGAACAGCAAGACCGTCAATCGAGATTATTGCAATTTCTTGATGAAATGGAGAAAAAACGAAAAGTATATAATGATGACGATGATTTAAGTTTTCTTGATGAATTAGATTGATGGGCTAGCAAAACGCTAGTCCATTTTTTTATTTAATCAAAAATTAATCAAATAGGGGGAATCTTTATGAAAGAATTTAAGAAAATGATGAAAAATATTGAAATGATGCAAATGCGGTTATCGCTAATGAAATTAAATCTTCTTGAACAACAATTGATTACAAAAGAAATATTGTCCGACATAAAACGGCTGGAAAAATATTTTGAATCAAAGGAGGATAAATAATGAACATTCACCAAGCATTATCAAAACTAGATTGGCGCAAAAGAGCATATTTCATGCGGAAATTTCAAATACGATCACCAAAGAATGAACACATTTTAAATATGACAGATGAAGAATTTCTCAAGTGGGCAGATAGAAAGTCGATGATTGTTTTTCAGAATTGGGAACAAACGGATGAGTATTTTGAATTGTATATGTTGTATATGAAGGGCAAAATGCAACGAGACCTTGAAACTGTGTATGATGTTGTGAGTGAAAAAGCAAAACAAGGTGACGAAAAGGCGGTTAAATTGTTTCTTCAATTACATAAAGATATGAATCAACTTCAAAAAGCAATGAATCGGACACAAACGAAACAAGAAGAAGTGCAAGAAGATGAGGATGATGATTTAGAAATTTAAAACAGACAATATGTCGGTTTTAAGGAGTGTCGATGACACTCCTTTTTTTATTTGTGTCACGAAGTGTCACAGGAGGTGAGATTGATTGGCTAAACGATTAACGAAAGAGCAGAAATTGCAGATTATCATGAACGATTTTAAATTGTTTGCAAAGAATTTCATTAAGATCATCGATAACTTTGGTAATACAGTACCTTTTGTTTTAAATCCAGAGCAGGAACAGTTTATGAATGATATGGGGAAGTACAATATCATTCTAAAAGGACGGCAGATCGGATTTACTACCCTATCTCTTGCATACATGCTTTATAGTGCATGTACAAAGCCCGATACAAACTATATCATCATGACACATCATGCAAGCGTCAGTAAATCGCTTTTTGTTAAATTAAAGAAGATGTATAAAAACCTTCCTCATGATAAGTATCCGAATTTGTTTCCTAAAACACTTTTAAATAACAGGGATGAGTTGTATTTAGACAATGGTAGCCGAATCATTATTGCTACTGCCAACGGTGAAGATTCAATTTCGGGTAATACATTTCAATTGATTCACCTTTCAGAAATGGCGAAATACCCTGCCGATGTACAAGAGGAAATCATTGCAACATGTATTCCTGCGCTTGCAAAGAATGAATCCAGTGCAATCATTATTGAGTCCACAGCATACGGCTACAACACCTATCAAGAAATGTTCATGAAGGCGTGGAGAGATAAAGAAAGTGTTTGGAAGGCACATTTCTATTCATGGTTAGCAAAAGCGTATGAGAAACAATTCCGCCATACATTTGACGAAAGCGAAGCATGGTTTCGTGCAAATAATCACGGTAGACGAATGACATATGAGGATTTAGAGCATGATGAAAAGATTTTAAGAGATAAATACAGTGCTACATATAGACAATTGATGTTTAGACGTTATTACATACAAACAAATTCTCTTGAAAAGTTTAGACGTGAATTTCCTACAACGCCCGATGAAGCGTTCATGGAAACAAATAAGGCGGTATTTGATACTGCAAAGATTATTGAACGACTTCATCATGTCATACCGCCACTTGAGACAAAAGAGGTTTATGACATATTGCCCGATGTTTTAAGACAATACATAAATAAAAATCTATTCATCTATCATTTACCTAAACCAAAAGTAAGACATTATGCAGGTGTAGACGTTGCCAGTGGTCAAGGTGGCGACTATTCAACGATGAGTATATTTGATGCTGATGGGCAGCAAGTCGCTTCATTCTATGCGAATGATATTCCTGTTTATCGTTTTGCAGAAATAGTGGATGCTTTAGGTAGATTTTTTAATTATGCGTTTATTTGTGTTGAAAGGAACTCACTGGGATTGCCTTTACTGGAACGTTTACGGAAAGATTATGGATATATGAACTTATTAAAACAAAAAGTGTTTGACCAAAGAGGTAAACGTAAAATGCAGTTAGGTTTCCAAACGACAAATGTTACAAAAGGAATAATTATAAGCGACATGAAAGAGATGTTTGAACTTGGCATGATTAACATTGAATGTGTACGGACGTTAGAAGAAATGAAGATATATCAAGAAGATTCAAAAGGACGAATGGGCAATAAGAAAGGAAAATCAAATTTCGATGATATGGTTATCAGCGTTGCTATGGCGTGCCAAGCACTTAAACAGTCCAAGTACTATGTAGATATTTGATGATAACAATATGTCAAAGTCAAAACAGAGTTGCAAAGCGTCATTTTCGATTACTCTATTGATGACTCCTAACTTTACGGAGTCATTTTTTATTTTCTTAAAAGGGGGAATTTCTAAATGAATCTTCAACAATATATTAGAGAATACCATGAAGGGCGTTCTGACTGGTTTATTGAAGAAGTGCAATCTGTATCTAATCAACAACGTGTAATGAATGTAATGAATTTAAAGGATTATCTTGATGGAAAACATAAAATACTTCAAAAGCCAAACGAAGTATTTGCAGGAAAAGAATATGTACCACGTAAAATTGTTTTAAATCATGCGTTGACGTTATTAAACTTTCAAGTATCGTTTTTGCTACAAAATCCAGTAACCATTACAGGGAAGGAGCGTATTGTGAAGGAGTATCAGAAGGTAAATCGTCAAGGGAAATATGATCGGTTGAATTATCGGATTCTTGATAAGATGTTGAAATATGGACAAGTGTATGAGTATGTTTACCTTGAGAATAATAAAACAATTAAATCAAAACTCATTGACGCTAGTGAAGGGTATCCAGTTTGGAATGATGAGAATGAAATGATCGCATTTATACAGGCGTACATGGTTGATGGGATTGATTATTATGTTGTGTATAGTGAGGATGTTGTAGAAACTTACAATAATAAAGGCGGTCAATTAAGATTAACAGGAAGATATGCGAATTTAAGTGGATTGCCGATCATTTATAAAACAATGAATGAAGTAAATGAGAATGAAGGTAAAAGCGAATTGGAGAATTGGATAAGTATTCTTGACAATTTAGAGGATTTAATTTCAAAAGCAACTGATGGATATTATAAATACATTACAGGTATTCCAGTAGTTACAGGACAACAATTAAAAGGTGAAGGATTGCCAGTTGATGTTATTGGGGCTGGATTGAATTTAGATGATGGAGCAACATTTGAATTTGTAAGTAATAAGTTTGATTCAAATGCATTTGATACGTTGTATGAAACATTGTTAAATGCTTTATATACAGTAGCACATTTGCCTGCTATTGCAGTAGGAAGAACAGATATTTCCAATGTCTCAACTGAAGCAGTGCGTATTCTCTATCAAATGGCGTTAATGAAAGCAGGGCAGAATGAACAGTATATAAGAGAAGGTATTGAGCAAAGATTTGAGAGAATACGGAAGTTATTAGCGTATAAAGGCGTAACGTTTACAGATGATGAATTTGATTCGTTAGGGCTTGTATTCCAATATGCGTTGCCTTCAAGTGATAAAGAAATTATTGAGAACATGAAATCGTTGCGTGAAATAGGTGGATTGAGTTTGCAAACGATGCTAGAACAGAATCCATATGTATATGATGTTCAGCAGGAACTTATGAGATTGAAGGAAGAAAATAACACTAGATATAGTGGTAGTGTTGATAATAAGACACAAGATGTTGTGTTTAATGAAAATGTAAACGTGTCAAGTAAAAATACTTGACGATACTATATCCGCCTGCTCGCACCTGTTATGTATAGGCGCAAAAAACATTTAAAATAAGGGTGTCCAAAGTAGGGCAGGCGGTCAAGTCCAAAAATGGGCTTGTTAGGCGTATAGATGGGCTGAAAAATGTAAAAAATTACATAAAATATGGTAAAAATTAGGGAAAAATTATGCTCTAGTAGACATAACGTATGTTATCGGCAGAATTGCCTATATAACAAACATTATACAGGCAATTGAAAAAGCATAAAAAAGTACCCCTAATTGCCAAAATTTGCCCGTAGCAAGTCATTTTACACACCCACAGAAAATTTTTAAAATGTACAAAACCATTGAAATTATGGTAATATTTATCTGTGAGATGTGTAAAAGGGGGAAAATAGGAGAATGAAAAAAATATTAATTCTTATTAGTATTTTTATATTCATTCTTGCTGGTTGTGGTAGGGATACTTCAACGGTTGAAAAAGCAATCATTGGACATTGGGTTAGCAAATCCGATAATAAGAAATCTGAAGATACACACTATTACATAGGTGAAAATAAAATTATAATGGTAGATCAAGGAAATAAAACAACGTTTGATTACAGAATCGTACGTTCTAATGAGAAGAAAGGATGGATAGAAATTAAAATAATCACTCCAGAAGGTGGAGGACATAATAAAGAATTAACATTTACTAATAAAGATAGAACAAAAATAAAAGAGAAAATTAATATTCAAAGTATGGATTCTACTTCTGAATTTCTTGGAAATCAAGATGACAAAGAGGCAGTTGATGTTATTAAAACGATACTGGGAGATATGAAACTTGAAGATGAATGGACATATGTTGATGATGCAACAGAACCGAAAGAATAACCATAACACTTCCAATTTGGAAGTGTTTTTGTTTTGTTCTAAATGTACAATATTTTTACAAATTTAAACAGGACTTTCCTCCCTCTTATCGAATATTGTAGATGGAGGGAGGCGAAAGAAGAATGGAGAAAAGACGTATAACCATTTTAAATTCGGGAGATATAACTCATCAGTTTGAAGTTGATTCAGACACTATTGTTAAAATAGGTGATTTTGAAATTAAAGTTTCTCAATTCACCAATATTAATTCGATAGATGCCAATATAAAAAACGATATAAGTAAATTTTTCTTTTTTAAAGAACCAAAACTAGATTAACGTCTTCCGATTTTCTCGGAGGACTTTTTTATTTTCTTCTTTTAATTCCCTACCTTCCAAAAACGTTGATTTTTCAATACTTTTCGCACATTCATTATACCTTCCAAAAATGCTTATATATCAACGTTTTTTTAACATAGATGAAATATTGCTCGTTTCTATTGATTATTTTTTCGCTTTGCCTATGATTACCCATTCCACCAAAATAAAATGAAAGGAAATGATGGATATGACGAATCTTCAACGCCTTATGCTTGAGATAAAAGGAATTGATTTAGATCAAAATGAATTGATTGTATATTTAGAAGAAAACGGTTTAAAAGCCCACGATGAATATAATCCTCAATCAGCAACCAATAAACGCAACATTTATAAAACTGCATTAAGTATCCTTGAAAGTATTGCCAACAATGTTCAACTCATGAAAAACTATAAACTTGACGATATGACCGTTACTGATTTTCACGAAAATTTATTGAATCGTATAGATCAATTAGAGCGTAAAATTCGCAGCATGAAAACGGATGAACAAGAGCAAACAGGAAACGTATTTATGTTGTTTAATTCATGACAGAGTGACTGGAAGTCACGCAGTAGGGGGATGAAATTTCGTTCCCCTTTTTTTATTTTATGATGTTACTTCCAGCGTAACGTCATGTATGAATAGGAGGTATATACATGAATCCTTTTGCAATAGATAATTCCGATTTTCAATTTCTTCTTGATACAGTCGGGGAAACGGTTACGATAGACAATGTTGAGAAAAAAGTAATTGTAAATAATGCAAAAATCGGCGATTATGAGGAAAAATATATTTATACTCTTGAGCAAATTCAGCGTGGAAATCTTATTGTGTACAATGGAAAAAACTATCTTATTGTGTCTGATGTGACAGAAGGGAAACTTTATAAGAAGGCATTAATGCGACATTGTAATTATACGATTGTTGTTGCAGCCGAGGAAGTGTGTGAAATTGTTGGATATGATCCTTTTGGCGATCCGATTTATGAGTGTCATGCAACTGAATTAATTAATATTCCTGCGATTATTGACAAATATGCCTTCAAAGTCGATGATCCTGCGCCTATCAGAGTTCCAGATAAACAAATTATCGTAACTGTACAGGATAATGAAACAAATAAAAGTAAATTTACTGTAAATGCAACATTTGAAGTGATGGGGCAAACGTGGAAAGTTATTGATGTAGATAAGACAAGAACGGGATTGCTTATTTTAACATGTGAATTATCATAA